GAGACGACGCAGGTGGGCAGCATCGGCGTCGTGGCCACGCACACCGACATCAGCATGGCCGAAGAGATGCGCGGAGTGAAGACGACCGAGATCACCGCTGGCAAGTACAAGCGGATTGCCAGCGAGCACAAGCCCCTGAGCGACGAGGCGCGCGCCGCGATTCAGGAGCAGGTGGATCACGTGTACAGCGTGTTCGTGAACGAAGTGGCGCGGCATCGCGGCACCGGCGTGGAGACCGTGCTCGACAAGATGGCCGATGGGCGGATTTTCCTGGGCAGCAAAGCGATTGAGGCGGGCCTGGTGGACGGGGTCTCCACCGAAGCCGGTCTGGTTCGCCAGCTGAACCAGGAGCACGAGCAAAGAACACATGAACGAGCGCGGGCGTTTACCCGGCAAATCCTGACCGAAAGGAGAATCGCATGGAAAGCGAAGCGTTGACCGCTGAGCTTCGAGCCGAACTGAAGAGCGAGATCGAGGCGCTGGAGCAGGCGGCCTATGAGCGCGGCAAGGCCGACGGCGCGACCGCCGAGCGCGAACGAATCAAGGCCGTGGAGGCTCAGGCGGTGCCCGGGCACGAGGCCCTGATTGCCGAGTTGAAGTTCGACGGCAAGACCACAGGGCCGGAAGCAGCGGTGAAGGTGCTGGCCGCCGAAAAAGAAAAGCGCGCCAAGACCCTGGGTGATCTGAAGGCCGATGCGCCCGCGCCCGTGCCGCACGCGGAAGCCCCGGCAAGTCCGGCCAAGAAAGAGGAGCCAGACCCGAAGGTGGTCGCGCAGAAGGCCCGGAACTACCAGTCTGAGCAGGCGAAGCAAGGCGTACACGTAACGGTCGCTGAGGCCGTCGCGCATGTGCGCACGGAGATGGGCCTGTAGGCGAATCAGCCTGCCGGGCAAACCGATTCGCAAATAGGAGGGAAAAGAGAATGAATCCAGGCCTGACGAAGAACTACAACGCGGGCGGGGCGATCTCCAAGCGCCGCTTTGTGAAGTTCGGGACGGACGACAGGACTGTTGTGCAAGCTGCCGCCGCGACGGACTTCATTATTGGTGTCAGCACCGACGTTGACACCGTGATCGGCGAGCCCACGGATGTAATTCATGGCGGCATCGCGCTCGTGCAGGCGGGCGGAGCGATCACTCGCGGCCAGGAAGTCACCAGCGATGCGAACGGCAAGGCCGTGGCTGCGACTCCCGCTGCCGGCGTCAACAACCGCATCGCGGGCATCGCGCTGCAAAGCGCCGTGCTCGACGACCTGTTCACCGTACTGCTCGCGCCCGGCGTGAAGCAGGGATAAGCGGCTGCGCGACAGGCTGACCACGCTCAGAAAAGGAGGAGAACCTGAATGAAAGCACCGTTTCCGATTGAACCGAGCCTGACCGCAATCGCCCTGGCGTACACGAACGAACGCTTCATTGCCGACGCCGTATTGCCGCGCACCCCCGTGGCGCGGCAGGAGTTCAAGTACAACAAGTACGCACTGGCGGACGCCTTCACCATCCCGAACACGCTGGTCGGGCGCAAGTCCAAACCCACCGAGGTTGAGTTCGGGGCCACGGAAGCATCCGACTTCACCCGTGATTACGGACTGGAGGATGCAATCCCTGTGGCTGACATCGAGAATGCCGCTGGCCGCTTTGACCCCGTGGGCCGCGCCACGAGCCTGCTCACCGATCTGGTGCTATTGGATCGTGAGAAGCGGACGGCGGACCTGGTGTTCAGTCCGGCGTCCTATGCCACGGGCAACAAGGTGACGCTGGCTGGTGTGAACCAGTGGTCCGACGCAAGCAGCGACCCGATCAAGGCCATTCAGGACGCGATGGACGCAATGGTCATGCGTCCCAGCGTGGCAGTGTTCGGGCGCGCGGTGTTCAGTGTGCTGTCGCGGCACCAGAAGATCGTAGCCGCTGCCTATCCGCTGGGCGGCAACGCGGCCCAAGGCGGCACAGTGACCCGCGAGGCTATCGCCCGCGTGCTGGAGCTCGAAGAGGTGCTGGTGGGCGAGGGTTGGTACAACAGCGCTAAGCCCGGCCAGAACCCCACGATGGTTCGGTTGTGGGGCAAGCATGCCGCGCTGCTCGTCCGCAACAAGGAAGTCACCACGGTAGGCGGGGTCAGCTTCGGTTACACCGCCGAGTGGGGCAACCGTGTTGCTGGCCGCCGTGAAGACCCGGACATCGGTCTGCGCGGCGGCATCCGTGTGCGCGTGGGCGAGTCCGTGAAAGAACTCATCGTCGCGAACGACCTGGGCTACTTCTTCGAGAACGCCGTGGCGTAGCCCAGCCTTGAGAGGCGGGAGGACGTGATGGCAGCAGAGAAACTCTACCGGGCGAACTGGATGCTCCAAGGGCTGAAGGGCAAAACACTCAAGCCCGGAGACACCGTCAGCCTGAACCCCGAGGAAGCAGAGCCATATCTAGGCGGCGTTCTGTCGCTTGTTGAAAGCGATGAAGAACGGGAGCCGAGCGGGGCGCAAGAGAGCGGCGCTGACGGCAAGACCAAGGGGAAGAACCAAAGCAAATAGGTGCCGAGGGCATGGGTTATTTCGGTGACGCCGACGTGGACACGATGCTGGCCGATTGGGGCCACAGCATCACCATCGCCGGCGTCACCAAGCCGTGCCTCTTTGATGAGCGCGACGAAGTCGGGCTGGAGCAGGACGGCGGCGCGGGCCAGATCATGCGCGTGGCCGTCGCTTTGGTAAAGGCCAGCGACTTCCCGAACGTGAAAAACGACGACGCCTGCGTCGTGGACGGCGTGAGCTACACGGTCTGGCGGCGGCTGCGACAGGGCGACGGCGCAACCACGGAGCTCCTTTTGAGGAAGGTGTAGGCGTGGCGGATTCCTATACGGAACGGGTACTTCAGGCAGTCGTGGCCGCGCTGGACGGCGCTGGCAAGCCAGCGGGCGTGACGGTGAATCGCTCGCGGCGGCAGTCCATCGAGAAATCGCAGCTGCCCATGATCAGCGTGTACCCGATCCGCGAAGAAGTGACCCGCGCAACGGACAACCGCCGCAGTCCGCTGGTCGAGCGCAGGCTGCGCGTCGAGGTGAAATGCCGCGTCGTAGGGGACGATCAGGACAACGACGCGCTGCGCAAGTGGGCTGTGCAGTCGGTCATGGCCGACCAGAGCCTGGGTGGGCTGGCACTGGAGACCACGGAGGAGTCCACGGACTGGGATGCGGACGACGCCGCGGACGCGGATTACAGCGTGGCCGCCGTGGACTTCGTCGTGCGCTACTCCACCAGCCGGTTCAACCTGGAGAACAAGTCGTGACGCTGACTGAGAAATTGCTGGCCGTCGCCGTGGGCATCCTGCTGTTGCTGGGCGTGGCCTTTGCGTACCTGTACGTCCAGCAGGTGAAACTGACAGCAGAGGCCGAGGCCTACGGCAAGGCCAAAGACCAGGTAATCGCCGCGAACCAGAAGCGGATTGAAGAAGCGCGGCAGCGCATTGACCAACGCGAGAAGCAGTGGCAGCGCGAACGCGAGGCCTGGGAGCGGGAGAAACGCGAGATCAGGACGCAAGCCCAGGCCGTGCGGGTCATTGAGAAGTACGTCCCTCAAGCAGAAGGCACCGTTGCCGAGGTTAAGCGCGAGGAGTTGAAGCCCGAGGTCGCCGAGAAGCTCCCAGACGCGCCGAAGTACAGCGTCATGCCTGAGCAGACGGCCGTCGAGATTGCGCGCGAGATTGTGCAGTGCCGCCAGGACCAGGCTGCCCTGGGCAAGTGCGAGCAGGACACCGCCGATCTGCGTGCGCAGATTCAAGCGGCAGAGGAGAAGGCCAAGGCCGCTGAAGACAAAGCTGGGCGCTGGGAGAAGGCTGCGAAGGGCGGCGGCAAGGTGAAGCGGTTCTTCAGCACGCTGGGCAAAGTGGGCCTGGGCATCGCCATCGGCGTGGCGCTGTCTCGGTAAGACAAATCTTTCGGAGGTAAGGGCTAATGCCTACACCGGACGCAGGAAATCTTTCGCTCGGAGCGGGCGAGGTGCTGTTTGATCGCTTCGACGCGAACGGCAACCCCACGGGCTATCGTCACCTGGGCAACGTGGAATCGCTCGCTATCACGACCACCGTTGAAACTGTCCAGAAGAAATCTTCGATGGACGGCGCGCGCGGCATTTACAAGGAAGCCGTGATCGGCAGCGAGGCCGAAGTCTCGATGGTGCTCGGCGAGTACGACCCGGAGAACCTGGCACTGGCCCTTCTGGGTGACACGGCGACGTTTTCTCAGGCGTCGTCCAGCACATCCACGGGCCGACAGATCAACGGCGGCGCGGCGCTCAAGTTCGACCGCTGGTACTACCTGGGCTTCAAGCAGGCGACCGTCACTGCCGTGAAGCAGGGCGCGACTACGGGCGTGTTGGGCACCGATTACGAGCTCAACACGGAGCTTGGGCTGGTCAAGATCAAGTCAGGCGGCGTGTTTACCGAGGCCGTGACGACGTGGGACGGCAGCGCGGCGGCCGTCACGAGTACGCAAGTCCGCGGGCTCTCCGTCGGCAAGGTCGAAGGCAGGCTGAAGTACTTCAGCGCAGCGAACCAGGCCGCAGGCCCGCGCTGGGAAGTGGACATCCACAAGCTCACAGTCAACCCCGACGGCGAGTTGCAGTTCATCTCCGAGGAGTTCGGCACGTTCACCCTGCGCGGCAAGGCACAGAAGGACACGACGAAGCCTGCGGGTGAGCAATTCTTCGTCGCGCGCAAGCTCTAACGGGCGGTCCGCAACTTGGACGCCAGGGGAGCGGTAGAGCCGCTCCCCTTTTCACAGGAGAAGACGGATGGATTACCTGGAGGTCGGCGGCCAGAAGTGGCGCGCGGTGAAGCGCAGCACCATCGAGCACGACTTCTGGCTGATGAGGCATATCCGCGAGGCGGGCCTGGACGCTGTGCGTTTGCGGCCCGGCGAGAGGCCAGAGGAGTTCGCTGTCCGGCTGCTGCATGAAGTGATCGGCAGCGGCAAAGCGTTCGCGCTGCTGGGCGGAATGCTGCTGCCGGACGGCGTGCCCGACGAGCACTGGTCACCCGAGCGCGCCCAGCAGACGGCGGCCTTCATGCGCGGCTTAGCAGCCGATGAGGACAAGGCCGCTGTCAAGAGCGCCATCATCTCGCTGCTCACAGGTTTTTTAGAGGCCGGGCTGCGCTCCTACGCCGGTTCCGTCACTGCTTCGACAGCGGGAAGCCAGCCCCAGCCCGAGCTGCCGCAGCCGCCCGCATTCGTGCCCGTACCGCCCTACTGAATGACTACGGCGAATGGGGCCAGCTGGTGCGCGAGCTTGCAGGCTATGACGTGGGCCGCTACGCGGAGATTACGCGCTGGCCGCTGGCCGAAGCCTTGGCCGCCTACGAGAACAAGCTGCGCAAGGACGCGCGGCGCGACTACCACGTGGAGTATCTGGCGTGGGCGGTTCTGGCGGCTACTGGCGCGACGAAACGCAAGAAGCCCCCGGAAGTGCCCGCGATCCTGAAGGAGTAGTCGATGGCTCAAACGCCCGATGTTCGGGTAAGGCTCAGCGCCGAAGGCGTGCAGGAAGTCGTCAACGCCTTCAAGCGGATTCAGGCAGAAGCCGAGAAGTCCGGCAAAGGTGCCGGTCGCGCCCTGAACTTTCTGAGCGGACAGGCCGCTGCTCTGGGCCGACTGCTGCCTACATTGAGCCTTGCCGCTGTCGCTGCTGGCGCAACCGTGCTCACCAAGCGCGCCCTGGAGAATGCCGACGCGCTGGGCAAGCTCGAACAGAAAACCGGCCTCACGGTAGAAACCCTCAGCACGCTTTCCTTCGCAGCCCGAACCGCTGATCTCGACCAGGAGCAGCTGCGCACGACGCTCGTCAAGTTCACGAAGGTCACGGACGACTATGACCAGGGCCTGCGCAGCGCCCGCGATGCCGTCGAGCAGCTATTCGGCAGCAGCAAGGCGCTCGAAGGGCTTGACCAGGACACGCGGTTCCTCAAGGTCGTGGACGCGCTGGCCAAGCTGGAGCCTGGGGCGAAGCGCACCGGCCTGGCGATGGAGTTCTTCGGCAAGCAGGGCGCTGAGTTGCTGCCGCTCATTGACGATCTGGCGGACGGCGGCTTCGAGAAGCTGCGCCAGAAGGCCGAAAAACTGGGCCTAGTGGTGAACCGCGACCTGGCCGACGCCGCCCAGCGTGCGAACGATGCCATGACGGACATGCAGAGCACCGCCGAAGGCATCGCCACGCAATTCACGGCGGGCTTTGTTCCGGCCATCGCGGACGCAGCGGACGCCCTGGCGGAAGCCGCCACAGGCGACGGTGTCAATGCTTTCCGCGAGTTGGGCGACTTCGCGGGCAAGGTGCTGAAGGGCATCGTCGTGCTCCTGACCGCCGTGGGCGCAGGCCTGGTGAAGATCGTGGGCCGCACGACGGCGCTGATTGTCCATGGCGGCAGGCTGGTAGCGAACGTCCTCGAAGGCAACATCCGGCAGGGCTGGGAGAATTTTAAGAACGGCATCGTCGCGGACGCAGACGACCTGGACAAGAGGATCGAAGAGCGCGTCGCGAGGATCTTCCAGGCGCTCGACGGCCAGAACCGAGAGCAATCCGCCGGGCGGCGGCGCGTTCGCAAGCGGGAAACCAGCGCCAACCTGCAAGACCGCGAGCGCAACGCCAAGGCCGAGCGGGCCCTCCAGGAGCAGCTGCTGGAGAACGAGCTGAACCTGCTGAAGGCGAACCTGAAGGCGCAGACAGCCGAGGAAAAGCGGCGCTTCGAGGAAGGGCTGATCGGCCTGCAAGAGTTCTTCGCCAACCGGCGCTCGATCATCGAACAGGAAGCGCAGAAGGAAATCGAGGTCCTGGAGAAGCGCCTCCAGTTCGAGCGCGCACGTCCACTGGCGAAGACGGAAACGGAAACCGACCGGCAGAAGAACATCGTCGAGATCGAAAATCAGATCGCGGTGCGCCGCATCGAGCTACAGGAGCACATCGCAGACCTGGCCGCCGAAGAGCGCAAGGCCGCGCGGGACTTACAGAAGGAGCAGACCGCCTTCGAGGTCAAGCTGGCCGAGCTTCAGGGGAACCGCTTTGCGGCGGCCCGCGCTGCCCTGGATGAAGAAGCGCGGAAACTGGACGAAATTCTCCGCAAGCAAGGCGCGGCAGATACCGAACGTGCGCGCCGCGTGCAGGAGTTCCGCGCCGCTGGCGAGGCGCAGATCAACTTCGATGAGGTGCTGGCCCAGGGCCGCCAGGCCCTTGCGCAGATAGAAACTGGCCGACGCGACATCGAGCTTCAGGTGCAGCAGGGCATCCTGTTCCAATTTCAAGGCGAGCAGCAGATCGTGGCCCTGGAGCAGGAGCGCCTGCCGCTGCTACAACAGATCGCCCAGCAGCTATTAGCAGCAGCCGAGGCCACGGGCGACCCAGAGAAGATCGCCCAGGCCCGCGAGTTTGCGCAGTCCATTGAGGCATTGGCTGTCAGCAGCAACCGCGCCGCGCAGGAAATGGCGCAGTTCAAGGCGGCCGTTGAGCAATCGCTTACCAGCAACCTTCAGAACTTCTTCACCCAGGGCATCGAGAACGCGGAGAACTTCGGCGATGCCATGCGCCAGCTGGCCCTTTCGGTTGTGGACAGCCTGCGCCAGATCGCGGCGCAGATGCTGGCAAATCTCGCAATTCAGAAATTGCTCGGTGCGTTCGGCGGTTTTGGTTTGTTCTCGCAGGGCGGCGTCGTAAAGGCTGCTGGCGGCGGCCTGATTCGCGGGCTGGGCACGGGCACCAGCGACAGCATCCCGGCACGGCTGAGCGACCACGAGTTCGTGGTACGAGCCGCTGTGGTGCGCCAGCCGGGAGTTCTGGAATTCCTCAACGCACTGAACGCCGACGGCTCTGTTGTGCTGCGGCGTCGCGGCGTGCGCGGATTCGCCGAAGGCGGCCTTGTGGAGGTGGGCAGCACAGGCGGCAACGGCAGCGCGGACCTGACCATCGCTCTGGAACCTGAGCTTGTGCTGAAGAAGCTGGAAGCCAGCCCGATGTGGTCGCGGGTGATCGTGCGCACCTTGGAGAACAACCGCAAGTCTGTGAACAACGCGCTGGGCAGGGGGATACGGTGAGCTTCGAGATCGGAACAGCCGCCGATGTAGCCGATCTGATGGCCAAGCTGAGCGCGTTCCTGCTGAAGGGGCACGCCTTGGAGCCAGCATACAGCGGCGTGGGCACGGGCAGAATCACCAGCCTGATCGGCACGGCCAGCAGCGTCTTGGAGACGATCACGGTCACGTTCACCAGCAGCACGGCCTTCGCAGTGTCGGGCAGCGTGAGCGGGGCGCTGGGCAGCGGCACCGTGGGCCTGGCGTTTACCAGCGCGGTCGTGAACTTCACGATCACAGCGGGCGGAACAGCCTGGCAAGCAGGCGACACTATCGTGTTCACCATGACCCCGCCGTGGATTCAGAAGCGCGGCGTGGCGGGGAGCGAATACATCTGGCAGGCACCGGGAAACGGAAATGAAGCGCAAATCTTCGTGGGCATCCTGCGCTTCAGCGACGCCGGCGCGGACTACGACAACTGGCGGCTGGGCGGTTTCAACGGATTCGACAGCGCGCTGGCATTCACGGCCCAGCCTGGAGCGATGACGCGCCCCGTCATGCCGCTGCTGCGCGTGGGCAGCATGCCGTATTGGTTCGTTGCGAACGGTCGGCGCGTGGTCGTGATCGTCAAGGCCAGCACCGTCTATGAGGCCATGTACCTGGGGTTTCTGAACCAGTACGCCAACCCCGGCCAATACGCATACCCGCTGGTGGTGGGCGGCTCGATGAGCTGGCTGACGGAACCAGCCAGCACTTCCCAGAACTGGCGGTGGAGCTATCAGGGCATCGAGCACGCCGCGTTTGCGATTCCCCGCGCCAGCCTAGGCTCGGACAACGACTTCACACTTAGACTTCGCCGACCTGACGGCGTGTTTCAAGGCTTCGCCAGCACCAAGCAGGGCGGGACACAGCAGGGCTTCGTGTGGCCCTACGGGTACAGCATGACGAACATGATCTCCAATCTGGACGGCAGCTACCCGCTGCTTCCCATCGTGCTGCATGAGGACGACAGCAACTCGGGCGTGTATCCCAACATGACCTTCACTACCCCGAATGTCTGGGGTGAACTCGACGGAGTTTACGCCGTGACCGGCCATGCCAACGCTTCAGAAAACACCGTAACCGTGGGCCGCACGGACTACCTGGTGGTGCAGAACATCTATCGCACCACCAAGACAGACTTCTTCGCCGTGAAGCTCGCATAGGAAGAACGCGATGGCCTATCAAACGGGCACAGCAACTGACCCGAACGATCTGCTCCAAAAACTTGTGTCGTTCCTGACGGGCGTGGCGGTTGGCTGGACGCAAGACATGAGCCAGGCGGATGGGACCGGCTGGCGCGCACACCTTCACAAGGGCAGCGTTTACGTCAATCTGAAGAGTACGACCGGGGCTGTGAACCCGTGGGGATTCTCTCCCAGCCCCACCCCCATATCGACTAGCGCGGCGATGCACTTGTACCTGGGCACGGGCTTCAATGGCGGCGCGAACTGGAATGCTCAGGCAGGCGGCCCGATCTTGAGCGGCACCGGCACAATCACCGGCGTGAGTATGCCGCTGCCTACCGGCGCGATCACGTCCTACCACTTCTTCAGCGACAGCACGGGCGACAACATTGTGGTGGTCGTGGAGAAAACCACGGGTATCTTCGCTCACTTGGGCTGGGGCACGTCGCTCAACAAGTCGGGTTCGTTCACTGGCGGCCCGTATTTCTTCGGAGCCAAGAACGCCTACAACTTCGCTGATACGAGCACCTTTAACTTCGGTGCGCAAAACGGCCCGACCACAAGGATGCCGTTTGCATACGTGGACTCAGGCAACGGCCCCGCAGCCACAGGGTATGTCCGCGCTGACGTGGACTCCTTCACCGGGAAGTGGTTGGGATGCACCAACAGCATTACCCAACCGAGCGGAGGGTACACGGGCAAGAATCTGGCCAGCGAATATCGCGGCACTACTGCGCCGCCTGGTGAGATCCCCAATGTGGAGATGCTATTTGAGCGAGCCACGTCGTCATTCAATTCCCAGGCGCACCTGATTCCCGTTCGCATTTGGGCCGCGCGAGACGCAGGCGGCTACTCACTGCTGGGCGTCGTGCCGGGAGTGTTCTGGACGAACGCGACCGGCCACACGGCAGGAGCGACGCTGAATCCGCCGCCTGGCTACTCGGCTGGCACGGTTACGACGCTGGGCGCGGACAGCTACATAATCTTTCCCTTTTTTGCGGTCAAGAAGGTCACGTAGATGGCGAGCTTCAGCGGCAATCTGACACCCAGCCCTGTCTCGGCGCAACACCCAGGGGCGTCTGTGTCTCTGAGTCAGCTTACCTTCGGGCTGACAGGCTACCGCGCTTTGGGACTTGCAGGCTCACAGCAAAGCGGGCCGATTACCAGGAATCAGATCGTGGAACTTGCGCTGGCCTACGCAGGGGCGCTGGTTGCCATGACCGGCAGCGAGCTGTTCGAGAAGGTCATCATCACGCCCCGTGAGAAGAAGTTGGGGTTCGTTTTGAGCGCAAACCTGTTCACCGTGGACGTGTGGAACACGTTCCGCGAGACACTTCGCACGATGGTGCGCATTGACATCGCGGGAGGCGGCGGGACGCTGATTGACAACCCGTTCGGAGTGCCGCTGGTCTTTGGGGCCATGCAGTCGCGGCAATTCCAGGCGACGGTTCCCCAGGACGGGGACGCGCAGATTCAGAACATGGTGATCTTTGTGTTCAGCGGAATCGGGGGCACCGATCTGCTGGTAACAGGCACCCGTATCACGGTGTTCTCGCCAGACCCGGATTGGGCCGAGCCAATCCGGGAGCGTGCCGAGTACCTGACCGAGATCATGAACGCCTACGCGGACAAGGAGCAGCGCGTTCAACTGCGAAAGAATCCGCGCACCAGACTGCGCTACAAGGTGCTGACGTTGGACGTTCGGGATACCGCCGCGCTTCACGCCCTGCTGTGGGGCTGGCAGGGGCGTATCTATGGCGTTCCTTTCTGGCCCGACGCACAGCCGTTGCTGGCAAACGTAAGCATCGGGGCCACGTTGATTCAAGTGGACACGGCATTGCGGAGGTTCACTGCGGGCGGGCTGATGATGCTCTGGCGCGACATGCACACCGTTGAGGCCCTGAGCATTCAGAGTGTGGCGGCGGGCAGCATCACGCTCACGGCCCCGACTACGCAGAGCTGGTCTGCGGACGGTCGCACTTACGTCGTGCCGCTGTTGACTGGCCGCCTGCCCGATGAGGCCAGCGTCAGCCGGATGAATAACTCCGTGGCCGAGCTCGATGCTGAGTTTGAGTGTGAGGTCATCTAGATGCCCACCGTTTACCAGGGCTTTGATGTGTTCGAGGTCGAGCCAAGCCACGTAAACGACAGGGAGTTTACGCACCGGCGAAGCATGGCGCGGCTGGATTCCCGCACAGGGAAACTGAGGGCCCGAGATCGCAGCGGCGTGGCAGTGGTCAGGCCGGGCGGCTTCGTGTGGTTGCTGGACGGGAGGACAGAGATTCAGACGTATCGAGATTTCATCGCGGCTCGCAGGGGCGCGCTGGTGCCAGTGTGGGTGCCCACGTGGAACCGCGACCTGGAGATGGACACCGATCTCTCAGCGGGCAACGTGAACCTCAGCATCAGCAAGATCGGCTACACCAAGTTCATGTTTCCGACTGCCGCGCGGCGGCACATCGCTTTCCTGCTGGCTGATGGCACCAGGCACTATCGCAGGATCACCGGGGCCAGCGAGGGCGGCAGCAACGAGGTGCTGACACTGGATAGCAGTATCGGCGTGCTGATTCCAAAGGCCACGATGGTTTCCCTCCTGACGCTGTGCCGCCTGGCCAAGGACGAGCCGGAGCTTACCTGGCACAACCGCGATCTGGCCGAGGCCGTGCTGGACTTCGTGGAGTTGCCGAAGGAGGTTCCCGCGTGACGTACGCAGCCCGTGAGACGAGCCAGTCGAGCGGCCAGCCGTTTGAGCTTTACCTGTTCCAGACCGAGACGCAAACGTGGCGGCTGACCAGCGCGGACAGGAAGATCACCTACAACGGCCAGATTTATGAGCCCGAAGCCATCGTCCGCACAGCCACGGGACAGGGCCAGGAAACCACCAGCGGCTCGATCAAGGTGACGCTCCCGAAGGAGCACGCCATCGCGCTGCTGTTCGTCTCCTATATCCCCGGCACGCCGCTCAGCCTGGTGATCTTGCGTGGTCATGAGGGCGAGCCGGATGCGGAGGTCGTGACGCACTTCACTGGCAAGGTGACGATGGCCACGTTCGGCGAGGACTGCGAGCTTACCGTGGTGCCCGAGCGCGATGTACTGAAGAAGCGCGTTCCCGGCCCGAAATATCAGAAGCCCTGCAATCACATCCTCTACGACTCCGGCTGCCAGGTGGACAAGAACCTGTTCAAGGTGACTGCCACGCTGACCAACGTGACAGGGGAAACGATCCAGGCGGCGGCCTTCGCCACGAAGCCGGACGGCTGGTTCAACGCGGGCTACATCGAGAAGGGCACCGAGCGCCGCATGATCATCAATCACGTCGGCAACACGGTGACGCTGCTTAATGCGATGGCCGGGCTGGCTGTGGGCGATGTGATTACGGCCTACGCGGGCTGCAACCGCAGCTTCAGCGATTGCAACACGAAGTTCAACAACGCCCCCAATTTCTTCGGGTTCGAGTTCATCCCTGGGCGCAACCCGTTCAACGGGCTGGAGTAGGTATGGGGTTCTGGTTCGCGTTCTTTCTCTTTGTGGGCACTACAGTCCTTTCGGCCCTGCTGCAAAAGAAGCCGAAGGACGTGCAGCCTTCTTCCCTGGGCGACTTCCAGGCCCCGACCGCCGAAGAAGGACGTGTTATCCCAGCGATCTTCGGCACGGTGAAGCTGGCCGCGCCAAACGTGGTGTGGTTCGGCGATCTGCGGATTGACCCCATCAAGAAGAAGGCAGGCGGCTTCCTGGGCATCGGCGCGAAGAAAGTGACAGTCGGCTACAGGTATTTCGTCGGCCTTCATATGGCGCTGTGCCACGGCCTCGTTGACAGCCTACTTCAGATCATCGCGGGCGAGGACAAGAACGTGTCCTACACATCCACCGTCGTCAACGGGCCGGGCGGTGAGGACTATCTGAAGATCACCATTGACCAGCCCAAACTGTTCGGCGGCGATGACAAAGAGGGCGGGCTGAGGGGCACCATCTTCTTCTATCGCGGCCAGCAGAGCCAGCAAGGGAACTCCTACTTGGCGAGCAAGCTCGGCCTTTCTCTCGCTCCTGCGTATCGCGGGATGTGTCATGCCGTAGCCCAGCAGCTCTACGTCGGCACAAGCCAGTACATGAAGAAACTGGCCTTCGTGGTGAAGCGCCTTCCGCGCAACCTTAGCCTCACCGGGAATAATCACGACATCGGCGGAGATGCGAACCCGGCTGAGATCGTCTACGAGCTGATGACCAATCCCGTTTGGGGCCTGGGTATTCCTAGCGCACGCTTCAATCTGACTAGCTTTCAAGCAGCGGGCAACACGCTCGCCAGCGAAGGCATGGGCATGAGCCTTCAGCTGGATTCGGAGGCAGCCGCAGACCAGGTCGTGGACGACATTCTGCGTCATATTGACGGTGTGCTTTACACCGACCCTGCGACGGGCCTGTGGAACCTCACGCTGGCCCGCGCCGACTACAGCATCCCTTCACTGCCGGAGTTGAACGAAAACGACATCCTTGAGGCCCCGGAGTTCTCGCGTGG